TATTCACCGCGATCAGGGCAACGGGGATTCCGTGTTGGGTGTCACCGCAGAAAGGCAAGACCGCACTTTCGCTGCGATTGAATGAGGGCGTACCGAATGGGGGGCATCGAGATTGCGTACAAACAAGGTTGCGCTCTCTGGGTGTTCTTCGAAACAAGCATATCCCGCCCATCTATCTGAGGGCATCCTTTCAGCAGCGCTTAGCTCTATTGCAAGGGTTAATGGATAGTGATGGCCATGTCGCCCCACATGGGAAGGTTATCGAGATCGTAACGACATTCCCGGCGCTCGGGGATGGGATCGCAGAGCTTCTGGCAGGGTTCGGCATCAAATATAGTCGCCGAGTCGCCCCGATGCGTTGCAATGGGAAACCCGTCGATGGGGATGCCCATCGATTCCAATTCTGTGTTTCGTCAGACTTCCTGCCGGTCTTCCGGCTAAAACGGAAACTATCGCGACAGAAGCGAGGAGATCTAGGGCGATCACGTACTATTCAGATCGCCGCGGTGCGTCGCGTCCCTACAGTCCCCACGAAATGCATCGAGGTAGATAGCCCATCTCGCCTGTTTCGGTGCGGCAAGACGATGATCCCCACGCATAACTCAGCGTGGGCGGCAGGTATGGGTCATCTATTGACCGTTGGGGACGGCGAGCCTGGCGCCCAGGTCTACACCCACGCCCTCGATAAACCGCAGGCGTCGGTCGTGTTCGACATGGCCTCGCGCATGGTGGCGCTCTCGCCTGCGCTGACTGACCTCTACGAAGTCACCAAGACCGGCCTGTTCTGCACGGCATTGATGGCGGGATTTCGTCCGCTCTCAGGAGAAGCCTACGGCAAGCATGGTCTCTCGCCGCACGCCAACATTGGCGACGAGGCGCATGCGTGGCGGAATGGCAAGCTGCATACATTCCTGATTCAGGGGATGGGAGCGCGTCGGCAGCCGCTGGATCTGACTATCTCGACGGCGGGTGAGATCAAGACTTACGGCCACGAGCTATATGAAGCGTCCAAGGCGATCCTGGACGATCCGACGCTCGATGAGCAAACCTATGTCTTCTGCTACGAGGCCGACAAAGACTGCGACTGGACCGACCCTGATGTGTGGGCGAAGGCCAATCCGAATCTGGGCGTAAGCCTCAAGCGTGAATTCCTTGAGACCGAATGCAAGCGGGCACAAATCAGCCCCCGGCTTGAGAACGACTTCAAGCGTTATCACCTCAACATCTGGGTCGAGCAGGCGACCAGATGGTTGCCCATGAAGCAATGGCCGGCGAACACGGCAAGGCCGGATCAGAAGGATCACTGGAGGGTACTGCCGGCGCTCATGGCTGAACGCAAAGGTCGGGTGAAGGTCTTCGCTGGCCTCGATCTCGGGTCGACCTCGGATATCACTGCGCTGGTGTGGGCATTTGAGGCGGAGAATGAGTCGGATCGCGTTACGCTCATCCCACGATTCTGGGTGCCGGAAGACAAGGTCACCGATCGTGACTCGCCGCGGACGCCCTATCGGCGATGGGTTCAAGAAGGCGCGCTGCTGACGACGCCCGGTAATGTCACTGATTACGATTTCATTGAGTACCAAATCCTCGAAGACATTGGCCGGTTCGGCCTCACATCGATGGGTTACGACCCCTGGAATGCTACGCAAGTCGTGACGCATTTGCAGGAAGAGGGGCTTCCACTCCTCGAAGTGCGGCAAGGGTTCGCGTCTTTGAATCCCGGATCGAAGGAGTTGGAGCGATTGTTCCTGTCCGGAAAACTGGAGCACGGTAATCACCCGGTCCTGCAGTGGATGTTCGGCAATGCGACCATCCGGAAAGACCCGGCGGGGAATATCAAGCCAGATAAAGAGCGGGCGGCTGAGAAAATCGATGGCGTGGTGGCGGCGGCAATGGGGATCGGTTTGATGCAAACGCCGGTCGAGCCCGATGTCGGTGCCATGTTGAACAAGGCCATCCTCGAACGCGCTGGATTTGCCTGATGGGTCTGCTTCAGCGCGCCGCCGACTGGATTATCGCGAAATCGTCCTCATCGACCTTAGATCAGCCGGCACAGTGGCTGCTTGATTGGTTTCGCGGTGGCGAACCGACTCTGTCCGGCGTCGCCGTCACGCCCGAATCTGCGATGCGGCTTGCGGCCGTGTTTGCCTGTGTCAGGATTCGCTCTGAAGATATCGGCAAGCTGCCGTGCTTTCTGCATCGCCGCTTGTCTGGGGGCGGGAAAGAGCGAGCAACCGATCATCCGCTCTATTCGATAGTCCATGACGCTCCGAACGAATATCAAACTGCGTTCGAATTCCGCCAGCTCCTGCAGGCATGGACCGATCTGCGCGGTAATGCCTATGCGCTGAAGGACGTCGATGGCCGCGGAAATGTCACCGCACTATGGCCGCTCAATCCGCTGTGGGTCCAGCCGCTATGGGTGCCAGGCACCTGGGATCGCTTCTATCAGGTAACAATTCCGGGTGCGGCGACCGTAACCTATCCCTCAGATGTCATCATGCATCTCCGTGGCATGACGGTCGATGGATTCTGCGGCCTGTCGCCGATCGCCTATCACCGCGAGACCATTGGGCTTGGCATTGCGGCACAGAAATATGGCGCGGCATTTTTTGGCAACAGCGCTCGCCCTGACGGCATTCTCACGGTGCCCACGGTGTTGACTCCGGCCGCGGGCGACATTTTGCGCAAGAACTGGGAAGATAAATTCAGGGGTGTCGATAACGCCAAGAAGCTTGCGATCTTCGACGGCGGGATGAAATGGGAACAGGTCGGTATGGACAATACCGATGCGCAATACCTCGAAACCCGCAATTTTCAAAATCAGCAAATCTACGGAATCTATCGCGTGCCAGCACACAAGGCTGGAGATCTTACCCGGTCGACGAACAACAATATCGAACACCAGGCGCTCGAATATGTCACGGATTGCCTGCTGACGGAGATCGTGCGCTGGGAACAGACGATGTTCCGCGATCTTCTGCGCCCAAGTGAGCGCAGCCAATTCTTCTTCGAGATTCTGCCAGACGCGCTGCTGCGCGGTGATCTCAAGAGCCGCTATGACGCCTATGCGGTCGCGCGCAATTGGGGTTGGCTCAACGTCGACGAGATACGTGAACGCGAAAACATGAACCCGCTGCCGGGTGGCAAGGGTAAAATTTACTTGCAGCCGCTCAACATGACGGAGGCCGGCAAGCCGCCCCCACCCGCGCAACCGTCCTCAAGTCCTACGCCAACGCCAGAAATAACCCCTGCAGGGGCGAAGGAAATGATCCGTCAATTGCAGGTGTTTATCGCCCACGCCGAAACGACGGATGAGCATCATCTCAATGGACGATCCAACGGAGCCGCCCATGGCCACTGATATCCGCGCCTTTGGATCGATCGACGAATTTCGTGAGGCTGCGAGGCAGTCGCCCGAGCTTTCCAATGCTCGGGTGCGGGGATCATTCGAAACCGATGTGAAGGCCAAGGACGGCGCTTCGCGGACTCTGATCTTCACGATCTCATCGCCGGCCGTTGACCGCATGGGCGACACCATTGCGGTTGATGGGTGGAAGCTGGAATCCTTCCGCAAGAATCCAGTCGTACTATGGGCTCACGATTCGTCGTCGCTGCCAGTCGCGAAGGCGAACAAGGTCTGGATCGAGGACGGCAAGCTGAAGGCGGAAGCGGAATTCACGCCGGCTGGCATGGCGCGTTTCAATGATACCGTGTTTGAAATGTATAAGCAGGGGTTTTTGTCTGCGACCTCGGTCGGGTTCGCCCCTTTGAAATATGCCTTTACCGAAGACCCGCAGCGCCGATATGGCATCGATTTCATCGAGCAAGAACTGCTTGAATTCAGCGCAGTGCCGGTTCCCGCCAACGCAGAAGCGTTGATCGAAGGCCGGTCATCCGGCGTCGATATCGCCCCGATGCTCGATTGGTGCGAGATGGCCATTAAGCGAACTGGCGACAAATCGCGGATCATCAAACTGGCCGAGGACGTCCTTGGTTCAAAGACGGATGACCCTGATGCATTGGCTTGGGCCAAACGAATGGTGGGAGCGTCTGGACGGCTATCGGTGATCGATACCGATCGACTGGTGGCCGTCAGGGCTCTCACGGAGGAGTTTCGTTCCGACGCAAAGAAATCGGCCGCCTCCAAGGGAGCCAGCGGCATCTATCGTCGATGTGCAAACCGCATCGAGAAGGCGATTGCCGGCGAA